TGGCTTTCTGCTGCTCCTAGATGAGCATTTGCAATAGAGTTCCATTTTTGCTGGCCTTTTGAACCTGACGAATGTTGAGCTAAATGTCCAGCGGCACGCGCAGCAGCTTCATGCGCTTTTGCAGCAATTGAATGCTTTCCAGCAGCATCTGCTCGCATTGCAGCAGCAGTTTGTTTTGAGACTTCAGCTTTAGCACTTTCTTTATCTGCTTTGCTTCCGTCTCCAGCAACCCAACGACCATTTTCTCCACGTTCTTGGTCTTCAGAGTATTTAAAGACTTTGTTTGTAGGTGCTGCTCTACCTGCTGCATCTGCTTTTTGAGCAGCATCTTTGTATTCTTGTGAATCAACGCCTTTGTCTTGTACTACTTCATGAGCATTTGTGTGAGCTTTTCCTGCGTCTTTATGTGCTTGACGTTCTTCTGGAGTTTTAGCGCCGAGTAATGCAATGCCGTGCTGTGTTGCTTCATGACTGTGATAATCCATTGCTGACCACCGGTCAGATAAATGTGCTTCTGAATTGCCGCCACTTCCACTATCGTCACGAGCTTGGTCTTCATCATATTTGACAATTTCCAGTACTGAACGTGCTTTTTCACCTTCATGACCGCCTCTTTTAACTAGGCGTTCAAGATACTTAATAGTTTCTGGGTCTAACTCTAGAGCCATAGCGTAGAATCTCCATTCTCGTGCTATTGTTCGTCTAGTTTGATTATAACATTTGTTTGTTTACCAACCGTGACCACAACCATTTTGGTCTGGTACGTAACCAGTAAGCCCTGAAGCGGCTTGTATTCTTTCGGCAATAAGTACTTGCGCTTCTGGTGTAGCAGTGTATTCTGCTCCAAATTCCCATCCGCCGTACTTCATCCAGTTTGTTTCCATAATGCCTAATCCACCTGAATAAATAAGTCCTCTAGTACGCCAATTGCCACCTGTTTCGCAAATGTTGACCTTTTCCCATTTTGCCATTGTGGCCGCTGGTATTACTGGATTTTGTGGTACTTCTCTTATTATTTTGACCACTGTCGTTGTGGTAGTTGTTGTTGTTGTTGTAATTGTGTCACTGCCTGCGCGTGGCGCTACAATGATAATTCCAATCAACGCTATTGCTAATGCTAAAGCTTTTGTATAATTCTGCATCTTTGTTACTCCTTAGTATCACCGTCATGGCTTAAGTCGTTTCACTTATTTGCAGGCTTTCCGCTATACAGCGGTAATGCCTTCGTCCTACTTTTTTGTTACTTACCTGGAATCATGCTGTTTGCGCATTTCTTCAAACGAGAAGAAAGTGCTAAAGCTCCTTCTTGAGAAAGAAGACCGAATGTAGCGCCTGCTCCTGTATAGACAGCAAGAACAATTGCATTTTGGTCTTCAAGTTCTACAATTTGGACATCAAACTTAGCAACAAGAGGATACACTGGTAACGGCCATTGCATTTCTGGTTCTGCTTCGGGTGCTGTCTCTGGTGTTTCTGCATCAAATGATTCTAATGGCTTGCCTACTTCTTCAAACTCTTTGTTAAGAGCTTTTGTAAGAGCGTCTTCCAATGGAACACTTACATTTTCTTCATCTGTCATATTTCTCCTAATAACGAAGATAGACGATTCGTCTACCTATTCCTTCTGCAAATTCAATTACATTCTGTGTTTCATCGTCAAGAACTTCTCCGATGTTTACTACAAATACGCGGTCACAGATTTCCACGCAGTCTTTTTTCATCTGGATTCTTCGGTCTTTGTCAAACTCTTTTTCTCCAGCAAGTCGAATAGGAATTGAGTTTGAGTGAGTAATGTCAATAACCGATGCCGCTATATCCTCTTCTTCAGCACTTTCTGTAGCTAAGATGAATGTTACCTTATGCCTATCAAGTGGTAAAGCGTCAATTTCTAGCGTCCAAATGTCTCCTTCTTTTGACGCCTTCCTCCATTTTGCAAAGCGTGAGAACAGAAATTGTTTGTATTCTGCTCCCACTACTTCACGAAATGTTGGTGCTCCTTCATCGGGTGAACCGTTAAAAAGAACATTTAGGCGAGTTGTCATGCAGCAAGCAATCTTTCTGCCATAGCATTACGCATACGAGCGCCGTTGCCATTGGTGATTGAGTTGTATCGTGCATGTGCGCTTCGGTAGTTACGGTGGTGGTCAAAGTACTCGGTTACTGCATTAAGTCCGCCCCATGCCGTATTCTTAAAGTCATCACCGATAAGGTCACTAAACTTAAAGACATCAAGAATGTCATTTGTAATCTTTGTTTTCTTTTCTTGATTATCAGTAATTCCATTAAGAGCGTCCATTGTAAGACGAGCTAGTTCATTTTCACGAAGTGATTTAGCAACAAGCTCATCTCCGGTCTTTTGCAACCATGAACCGTAATTAGAAATAAGCTTAAGTTCTTCTTCAACAACTTTTAGTTGGTTTGTCATAGTTGACAAGTGACGAACAGACCAAGACTGCTTTGTCTCACGACTAATAAGTGCAAGTTGGTTTGTGCACCAAAGTCTAATCGGAGTAATTTCTGTCTTGTCGGCACGTGTACCGTCGTGAGATGTTGTAACAACAATGTACATTTCAATTGGGTCTTCACCGGCAATAGAAATCTTGTCGTTAAGACGAAGAGAAGCGCCTACTCGACGGCCTCCCTTAAGCTCAAAGACTGAGTCTAATGTGGCAGCACCTGAAGCAATAAGTCCATCGACATGACTAAGAGCAGCAGCATTGTCGCAAGGAACATAATCGCTTCCTACACGCCCAAGCATTTGTTCTGTGTCTGTTCGTACCGTTGCAAATGAATTCTTCATTCCTGCATATTCGCCTTTGCTGGTTCTAAAATAAGTCGGACGAACCTCAACCGACCAGTTTAGATTATGCATTTCCAAAGCTTCTCTTACTGAGGAAACTTTGTTGGCGTCATACCCTACCTTCTCAAGCGTTGCTAGCATTGCTTGTCCTGCCTCTCTTTTTCGTTATCTGCACATGCAGAATGTTTGCTTTTGTTAACGCGAATTGCTTAGTAAGCGAGTACGGAGTGGTTACCGTCGGATTAAAAGTAAAGATACCCTTCTCTTCATTGGACGAAACCACATCTTCGTCACGAAGAGACTTTCGAGAAAAAGCCAAAGTCTTACTCATATCTTTCGTCCTCATACTCTAATTTTACTACATTAAGGCTCAAGTACCGTGATTTTTTCAAAACCTTTGAAAAGTTTTACAGTACCGTCTTCAAATGTGACTTTTGCAATAAGATTATGGCTTTTACACACTACGCAAGCCACAATTCCGTGCGGAGTCACATCGCCAATTAAAAGTTCTGCTGGTCTGATTTCCATTATAGCCCCTCTCGAGCAGCGCAGTCAGGACCAAGACCACGGTGCAAAGATGTTGGTACAGTAAGCTTCTTACCGCAACGAGCGCAACGACCACTTTTTATTGCGTATGCTTCTGCATTTTTTAAGAATTCTTCATGAGCTTCGCCTAGACCAGCTTCTGTTTGGGCAATAGCCCAAAGAACTTGAGCAGCCTTGACGATGCGGCTTTCATTTCTAAACTTGCTCCAGACGTGAATGCCCTTAGCGTCTACAAATGCAAAGCCAGCGTAAGAAGTTTCGTTGTCTGCGCCAATTAAGTATGAAACCATGAACTTTTCTGCATCTTTGATGAAAGAAGCACGGTCTACACGAAGTGTAATGTAGTTGTCTTCGCCAAGAACAACAGTGTAAGTACCGAGTGGAATAGAAGCTTGCTGAGCAACTTCTGCTTCTATCACTGGCTTTTGAACTTTAATTTTTTTGAGTTCCTCAATGAGAACACTTGCCTGAGCTTTTGTCATGCCGTCACTTAAACGAACAGTTGCAACGCTTACGTAAGCATGTACAATGTTTTTGCGTGCTTCATAAAGAGCACGAACATAGTTGACTTGAGCTTCAGTAGCAGGAACGTCCATCTTGCGGTCGTATGCTGCTTTACTTTGAGCTTCCTTAAGGGCGTTAATGTAACGTGATGCGCGACCTTTGTTTATTTGGACTCCGCCGTCTCGAGCAATTTCATCACGAATCTTCATGACCCAAGAAATTCCAGTCAAAGAACTAGAGTTGGCCAACTTAGATACGTAAGCAACTTGGCGCTCAGTTGCTGGATGTAAATCCCGGTGGTCTGAAAGATAAATCGTCATAACATCTCCTTTTTTAACGGGTTACCCCGACATAGATAACTATAACACATCTATACAAGAAGAGTACAATACTACAAAAAAACTTTTATGCTGCTTTTTCTAGTACCTTATAGTGGTTAGTGACGTTTATCACTCTTTCGCGGTCTCCTGTAAGTTCACCTTTAAGTGAGCCAGGATTTCCACTTAAAGAAGCATAGAGCCACTTACCAAAATACTTACCACAATCAACCGTGACTCCCTTACCCCAACCAGCAGTAAGCGCGCTATATTTCTTGTTTGGCTCAATTAACCAGTTGTCTGGGTAACCCATAAGACGAGCAACTTCTCTATGCGTGATAGTACGATTTTCTGAGTAGTGAGCAGTATCGGTACCGCCACTTCCAGTAATTACAGGTGCTGTGTGGTCTGGACGAAGACGGCTTGCATTGTGCCAACCAAAGTCCCAGTCTTTTTCAATGTATGTTTCATACGGCTTAAACATTTCTGGAAGCTCAACGTCGTTGTCGTAAAGTTCTCTCATAAGTTTTGCGTAGTCTTTTCCTGGAGTCCAGTATCCTGTTTCAAGAAGAAATTGAATTCGTTGCGCTGCAAGATTTTGGACATTCATATGACCGTCAACTTTTTTTGCACGCTTTTCTTTTGCCCACTTTGATAGCGGAGCATTTACATACGATTGCGGTTCCCATTGAAGATTTAATCCTTCAAGGTCTCCAATTGCTTGCTTCACCGTTGGAAGTTCTTTTGGATTAGGCAATTCAACTCCGAATGGTACTCGGTGAGCAACAAACATGTAACGACGTCGCAATTGAGGAGAACCCATTGAACGAGCAGAGTGAAGAACATGCGTAAGGTCGTACCTTTGGCCAGTTAAAGTTTCCAAATGACTGCGAAGGTCACGCATTAAATCAAGACCAGATGTGTATGCGCCTTGAACAGATTCAAATGCAAAGATAGGAGGCGCAGTCTTTGCTGCAAACTCTGTGATTCCCCACATGCATGCGTTTGCTTTAGAGTTAATACCTCTAAAACTTTTTGACGAAAGAAGACTAAAACCACTGCACGGTGGATTGCCAATAATTAGTTCCGCATCAATTGGTTCCCAGTCTTCATACGGCCCAGATTGAGTCTGCCAATTGTTACCAAGAATATGTCTATTGACTTCCATATTCTGAGCTCCAAAAGCTCCTTGCAATTCTTTCTTACCAACTAATTCAAAGCCACTTTGTTGGACTCCTAAAGCAAGACCGCCAGCAAAACAGTGGACATCAACAAATCGTAAAGTCATGGTTATTCTTTCTTATTCTCCTGCACATACGTCCTTAGTACATTTCACTGCAACATCATCAAGAGCTCGTTTACAGACTTGGCATTTGTTTCCATTGTCGTATCCGTCACTTTGCCTTTTAGCATTAAGTTCCATCTTTGCGCGGTAGCGACGTTCCCATTCCTCATCCGTGCATCCCATAGCCACGGCAAGATTGGCAAGGAAGTGGGCAACGTCAACTAATTCACCAATTGCTGCATCTCGATTGACTCCACCTCGAGTTTTAGCCCATGGCTTCCACTGTACTTCTCCGAGAAACTCGGACACTTCATCAGAAAGAGCAACACAGTTCCAAATAACAAAATCAGCAAGAACATCTCCTTCAAGAGATGCTGGGTCTGCACCGTAAGAAGCTATTTGCAACTCACGAGTTTTTTCAAGCCAATTCCAACTCATCCACCGTCTCCTCTGTCTTCTTTTCTTTTTTAACTTTTTCTATTGCTGTCTCTGGAATACTCATGGTTGTTATTTGTTTTACATGAGTAAAGAAAAGACGACCGTCATTACCTCTAAACTCTGTAAACTTTATACCCCATTCGCCTTCTTCTACATCACTAGAGCACCATTCACAAGCAGATGCTATAAAGTAATTTGGAGCGTTTCCTGTTGAGCCACGAAGATAGCTCAATATGAAATACATTCTTGAAGGTTCTGGGCATTGAGAACATTTTGCAAGAGATGCGACGGCGCATTCTCTACACGTAATTCTTTCGTCTCCAAGTACTGCCCAAAACTGTTGCTTTGTTTTTTTAAGATGCTCGCACCGTAAAGGAGGAGCATTTAGACTAAGAAGCTTTGTGAATTCAATTAACTCACCACTGATGAGATGTGCCACAATTCCAGCCTCCTTCTGTCAGTAAGTCATGAACTAGTTTTATTGACTGTGTGTGGTCAATAAGATAAGACTTTTCACCTTCACTTGCAAGCCATTCTTGAAGACTACGGACTCGTTTGTTAAATCCAATAATGATGTCTTCTTTAATCGGCTTACCACCGTTGCGACTATAGATTCTTTCAAGACAAATCTCAGGAGAAGTATCTAATGTAGCCCATACCCAATTCTGGTCTGACATTTCTTTACGAATGTTAAGCCAACTATGCTTTGAACCTGACACTAAAACATTTTCAAAGAAGACGTGGCCTTCTTGTGAAAATCCTCTTACCATTGACTTTAAAGACTCAAATAACACACTGTCTCCACCACCGGTGTATTTTCCAATGATGTAAAGACCGCCAGGAAGTTTCCAAGCATTTGCTTTCTTTTCTGCTTCAGTAAAAAAATTCGGGTCAAACATCGGTTCAGCATCATGGTTATCAATTAACCAATGATGAATCGTAGTTTTTCCTGACCCGTTCCCTCCTCTTAGGTTAAGAATCATATTTCTCCTTTTGGAGCTTCCAATCCCAGTAGATATTTTTCAAATGCTGGATTTGCGATAGCCCGTGGCCTTTTATTTCTTAATATATCTAATGCAACAGGCCCACTTACTTTTTTAATACGCATTATTGTAAGAGCAACAATGAGCCCGCTTCTATTTCTTCCTGCTCGGCACATTACAAGAGTTGATGGAACTCTTTCATATACCCAGTCAGCAAGTTCTTCAATCACATCTGGAATCTTTTTACCGTCAGACAATGGAACATGCTTATAGTCAATTTCATTTTGACCAAGAAGCATTGTGTCTCCTTGCGGATGAACAGAAAGAACAGATGTAATGCCTAACTCTTTTAATTCTGCAACTGCTTGCTGAGTTGTTAAAGCAGAATTAAGTCGTCCTCTTATCCATAGACCGTCAAGTACTTCAATTGCTTTCATCTGGAATCCATCCGCTAATCTCACGTAGATATTCGTGAGGAAAAAGTTCTTTTCTTAATTCAAAGATTTGATTTGCATCAACATCATTAAAGTTTGGCCATGATTGAATCTTTTCAATGTGATTGAATTCAGAATTCAACGGCTTACCTGGAGGATACTTTCCTTCTAAGTGTTGTTTAAAGTCACAAAGTAAAACTTCAAATGTGTACATATCAGGAATACCAGCGGCTTCCTTATAATAAGGGTACACACTTGCCGCAAACTTGTTCACAGTAATTCCTGCTGCTTTAGACTTATCACGGTTAAGTACTTCATCATGCTCAGGATAAAGATACGAAAGAGCTAGCCGTGGAGACCAGTCTCCTCCTTTACCTGCTCTAATGTCTGGCATTTCTGCTTTAATAACATCAGAACGACGAAGAGACTCAAGCAATTTCATTCCAGCGTACCGTCCAATAAAGCGAACGTCTTTTAGAGAAGACCAAAGTGTTTCATAATCTGCATCTGCAATTCCAGGAAGAGTGTTCATTTCCCATTTTGCATATGAGTTTAGATACTCCGCCATCTTCTTTGGACTACGGCAAGGTCGACGTTCTTTACGGACAGGAAGACCTGCCCAGTTTGCAGCAAACCATTCACTAAGTGTATCTAAGTCTAGTGCTGATGACGGAGTAGTCCAACTCTTATTTATAGCAAGACCACCAGGAACATTGTACGGCGCCATGTAACAACCGACTAACCATGCAGGGTCGCTAATTTTCTTACCGAGTACACCAATAAGTTGAAGGTGCTGGTCTGGACCGCCTGTTGCTAATTCTGCTTTAGAAAATGCAATGAATTGGTTTCTAAAAGAAACTGCATCATCTTCATTTTTAGCAAGTGTATAGCGAGCTTTTTTTCCCACTATTCATACTCAATAAAATCTTCAAGCATTTCACGAGCAACATCATCACGAATTTGAACCATTGGACTCTTAAAAAAGTATGCAGACGGTTCAGTGATTGCTCCCGAAAGACCTTTATCTAACGCTATCTTTGCGCAACGAATTGCGTCAATTGCTACTCCAGCAGAGTTTGGCGAGTCAACTACTTCAAGCTTAAGTTCTATGTTAAGAGGAACGTCTCCAAATGTGCGTCCTTCCATACGAATATGCGCCCACTTACGGTCTTCCAACCAAGGAACATAGTCCGATGGACCAACGTGTACATTCTTTTCTCCCATGTCGTACTCAAGCATTGAAATAACTGCATTTGTCTTTGAAATCTTTTTAGACTCAAGACGCTCTCGTTCAAGCATGTTCATAAAGTCCATGTTACCACCAACATTAAGTTGAGAAGTACGCTCCAACTTAACACCACGGTCTTGGAACAAAGTAGTAAGAACTCGGTGAACAATCGTTGCACCAACCTGGCTCTTGATGTCGTCACCAATAACAGGAAGTCCTGCTTGAGCAAAACGGTCGCTCCAGTACTTTTCACGAGCAATAAATACTGGGATGCAATTTACAAATGCGCACCCAGCAGCAATTGCTTGTTCTACGTACCACTTAGTTGCTTCTTCAGAACCTACCGGAAGATAGCTAATAACTACATCCGCGTTAGTATCACGAAGAACTTGAGCAACATCTACTGTTTGTTCCGTAGACTTATTAACAACTTTTTGGTAATACTTACCTAAGCCGTCATGAGTCATTCCTCTTGATACTTTTACACCAAGGTACGGAACTTCTGAGAATGTTACCGTGTTGTTTGGATAAGCGAAAATAGCTTCACTTACATCCAAACCTACTTTTGTCTCCACCACGTCGAATGCTGCAACGATATTGATATCACGAATGAGATAGCCACCGACGGAATTATGCATTACACCGGGGACGGTTTCATCATCGTTACCAACATTACGGTAAAAATGAATTCCTTGTACTAGTGAGCTGGCGCAGTTTCCTACGCCTACAATTGCGACGTTGACTTTCTTCATTAGAACGGTGGAGCTGGTGGAGTGTTAGCAGCAGGTGCAGATGGTGCTGTCACCGGTGTAGGAGTTGATTCCACAACTGGTGTTGCAGGAACTACTACGCCGTCAAGAGGAAGAACCTTCTTAACTTCGTTTCGTACTGAACCGTTGTACTCAGACTGGCCTACTTCAATGCGACACATCTTGTCTTCAAGAGCGCTAGCAACTTGGTCGTCACTTGGTCCGCCAGAGAAAAATTCTGTGTTCAATCCAAGGATTCTCATGTTAGAGAAAAAGTAACCTAGAGCCTTTGGATTGTCTGGTGTAACAACAAAACGATTCCAAACTCTACGGTTAGCATGTGGACCAGTCATTACTTGCATTTCTACTTCAAACATTGATTTTCCAGATTGAGCAATCTTATGCGCAGACTTTACAATCTTCACATCATACTGTCCGTTTGGAAGCGGTTCGTAACTTGCACCGCCGCCGGAACTTTGTGCTTCTTTAAGCAAGTCATTCCATGTTGGCATCTTCTATCTCCTATTTTTATTGGTTTGTGGTACTACTGTCATTTCCGTAAATCAAACCTAGCATTGTCATAATGTTTGGGTCTTCTACAACATTACCAAGTTTTCCTGTACGGTCGCCGGCTTCAAATGCACTGTGTTGTGCGCAAAGAAGACGTCGTCTTACTACTCCCGTGTCACTATCAAGCTCCGACCAAAGATAGCCGCAGACATCTACATAATACGGAAGTGTGTTTGCAAGTTGTCCTTGCACGTATGGACGACGAACGCCGTCGTTGTCTCGAGTCATTGCAATAAACATTACAGTGCGAAGTGGGTTCGTTGGATGAATAATTAAGTCACGATACGAGCGAATAAGAGAAGACATCTTTCTCAGCAATTCACCCCAGTCCTGCGTCTTCATTTGTTCGGTTCCAACGATTGCATCAATGCATCTTTGTTGAGTCTCAGAAAGAGAGTCAATAGTGATGGACTTAAAAGGGTGTTGTCCAGAATTCAACCACTCGTAAGCGCGTTGAACATCTTGAAATGAGCGAACATACACAATACAAGTATCCCATGTACCGTCATCTTTTGGTGGATGTTCGTTTAGTGGATTCCAAATAATCTTACGAGAATTTGTAAAGCGAGTACTGGCTCCGCCTTCTGCATCAAGAATTAGTCTGGGAGACGGGCTTGTGTCAGAAAGAAAAGACTTACCGCTTTTACTTGGTCCGTGAACAAGAATACTTACGCCTTGCATTATAGTGTCACCTCTGATGTGTATCTTTCATATGGATTATGGACTTTGTAGACAGATTCAAGTACACCTTCAACTCGAGAACCGTCATCAAACATTGGACATACAGCACGGAACTCACAGTCCCATGAACAATTGCTATTAGGAGATGGGTACGCTACAATGCGATGGTCCATACCTTCATCAAGCTTTTTAGTAACTTCAATCATAGAAGAAAGTGTACCGTAAAGACGAGACCAAAAGTTTCTAAGTTCAATGTCATTGTGGTGGATTGTTTCGCGAAGATAAAACGGCGGCTTAGCATTTGCCGTACGCTTTACTTTACGAAGCATGTTATAAACTCCACCGACTACGTACTGGTCTTCTGGTTGAGTCATTCTTTCCAGAAGCTGGTACATAAGTGGTTGTTCATTTATTTCAAGAGTACGAGTAAGACCATCAAATGATGCGCATGTTTTGTGGTCCATTGAAAGAAGACGACCGTCTGACTTACGTCGAATACGAGTATCAAGCTTTCCAATAATAGTTACTGGCAATTCAACAAAGTCTGCTGCAAGTTCTTCTTCAACAGAAATTACGTCAAAGTCATCATCAACACCAGTTTCTTGAACCCATTCAACATAACCTTCAATCATTCTTAAAGCAAGGTCTGCTTCTTTGTTGAGTTCTTCCATTGTGATTGAATCTTCTGGATTACATGCATTACGAGCATTGTCGTATTCTTCACGAATTACTTCAATTGGGTCTCTAGGTACTGGAGAATAATAAGAAGCAAGTGCTTCATGGATTTTAGTACCGAGCTTCAATGCACCAGTTTGTTTTTCTTCTGCTTTGCGAAGCTTACGGTAGTTACCTAAGTACCACTTACGTCTACACCGTTTGAATGTTTGGATTTCTGAGTTACTAACGTGCATTTGTCTTTCCGTCATACTTGAATAATAACAGGAATTTACTTAATTACCTGGCCGTACAAAATCTTTTTTAATGTTTCTGCATCACGAAGAATTTCATTTAGATTTTCTCCTTTTTCTTGAAGACGTTCTATTTGTCTTCCCATCTCCATAGTTCCTTCTGTAAGAACATCGATGATAGTAACTTGTTCATGCTGCTCAGAACCAATACGGTGAATACGGTCTTCTGTTTGCATGTTGTCAATCAATGACCACGAACGTTGAAGCATAATAAGATACGGAGCAGTTGTAAGAGTAATTCCTGTACCTCCTGCTTGTACCGTAAGAAGAATGACACGAACTTTCTTTGTTTGGAAATCAGTAATAGCATTAGTTCTTTCATCCATCGACTGGCCGCCGTGGATTGAAGAGAAACTTATTCCTTCTTTAGTTAGTCGTTCTTGACAAAGATTAAGCAATTGTCTAGAAACCATACCGACTGCTACTGACTCGTCTCCAAGGTTGTCAAGAATTTCCATAAGAGCTTCAACTTTGCACGATGGAGCTTGTAAAGAGACAGAACCGTCATCATTGATTTCTGCGTACGCACTTGAAAATTGAAGCAACCGTGTGTATTGAGCAAGTGGATTTGTAGTGACCAGAACGCCACTTTCTAGCTCAGCAATCATTGTTGATGCCATATCTTGATAGGCTTCTTTTTGCTTCTTAGTCATTTCACACGTCCATTCCTGACGCATTTTCTTAGGAAGGAATGGAAGAAGAACTTCTTTTGGAACGCGACGAAAACGCGGGTCAAGAAAAGAAAAGAGTTCTTTAGAGTTTAGTGGATTTGCTCCACCAACATCAATTGAGCCCCAACTATTCCAAGTAGCAAGAGCATAGCGTTCAATAAAACTACTTTTACGTGGAAAGTCTAGTGGAGAGTTGCCGTGCATAATTGCCCATAAGTCTCCTAGATGTTGAGCAATTGGAGTACCTGTTGCGTCCCAGCAATAACGAACAGACGGTGCATGCTGTAAAGCCCATGAAGCACGAGTTTGTTTTGATGATGGGTCTTTTGCTCGGTGAGCTTCATCTCGAATTACTGTTCTCCAAGTAATTGTATTAAGAGCTTTGTTGTGTACTTCGCAACGAGTTTCTGTTGTGGCTGGATTTTCTCCGCCATGTTCTACGCAACGAGTAAGAGAGATTGAACCGTAATTTGCAAGACGAGAAAGAGTACGAAGAGATTCCCAGTTAACAACAACAAGAACTTTGTCCCCATCTTCAATTCCTTCAAGTTGCTTTTTTCTTTTTGATGCGCCGCCGTCAAGAATACGAACTTCACAGTCCATTCCAAGTTTTTCTACTTCTTGTTTCCAAGCAGAGCGAACTCCATTAGGAGTTACTACAATGGCTGGCCAGCCGTCATCAGGAATTGCCAATAAAAGTTGGCGAGTTTTTCCTGTTCCCATTGGGTCGCCTAATAGACCGCGACGAGTTGCTTGCAACCACTGGACACCAGCCTTTTGCGGAGGGAAGAGCCTTTCGTCACCTAAGCCATCAACTGCGTCGCGAAGTTTCATGCATGGGTCAATGCGAGTTTCTTTTTCATTTGCAGCCCATTGTTGAAGATTTTCTCCAATGTCAAGACGTTCTCCAAAGACTCCTCGAAGTGCAACACAACTAGCCCAACTTAATGGAAGTCTCCAGCTTCCACTTTGACTCCACTTTGCTCCAGGTATTGTCTTAATAGCGTAGCGGTCGCGGTATTCGGTTTTGATGGAGATTTCATTTCCATCAATTTCAGCCAATGGCATTCGCGTCCTCTTTCTTTACAATGTCAACTATAACACATTTATCTTTTTTTGAGGAACATTTTTGTGTCAATAAGTTTATTTTTTGTAAGGTATAAAAGTAAGTGTCGTTGAGCATCTCTTGCGTGCCCTGCTCCTTTTGGTTTTTTCCAACCAATGTGGTTAAGTCTTTTGTCATCTGCAAATCGTTTTGCATCGCTGACATTTTGTAGTACAAAAGGTATTCCTTTTTTATTGCATAAATATCTAAGAACTCCAATTTGCTCAAGACTCCACGGCGCTTGACTAAACTTTCCAGTTTGCGAGCTAATGACGAATCTTTCGCATACAACGACATCAACTTCTCCTTTTTCAATTAGTTCTGAAGCTTTTACTAGAAAATCTTGCGCATCAAGTTCGCCTTCATCACGTTCCTCGTTGCGCCACATTACATAACCAGTAATTAGACCAGGGTCCACTGAAAGAACATTGGACATTAACTCCCATACTTGGCTCCCCATCGAGCAAGTGGGCCGTCAATACCAACTGTAAGTGGTACCGCCCATCGCTCATCGGACATAGCCTTTACGATAATGTCCTTAATTTCCGTCATATCTTCATTTGGAACATCTGCAATAATTTCGTCGTGTACTGGAAGAAGTAAGTACTGTCCAGCATCCGATTCATCAAGTCTTACAAGTGCTTCTTTAAACACATCAGCAGCCATTCCTTGAATGAGAGCATTTACTAAAGCATAATCACGGTCGTTGTCGCTTTTTTGAAGACGACCAAGAGGAGTGTTAACATATGCAACTCCTTCGCTATGTTTTCTTTGCTCAACCGTACGGCTTACATGATTCTGGAATTCTTTTACTCCAGGAAACATAGCATCATAATTGTTCAAAAACTCTCTTGCATTTTCTAAAGAAATACCAGCAGTAAGTGCAATTTTATCTGGCCCTGCACCGTAAATCTTTGCAAAACCTACACTCTTTGCAATTTGTCTACGAGGGTCATTCTTTTCAATTGTTGAGTCGTTATACACTCTTTGCGCAGTTGCTAAGTGGATGTCGCCAGAGTTAATTGCATCAATCAGACCTTTATCTTGAGCAAAATGCGCTAGGCATCTCATTTCAACACCGTCAAAGTCTGCACTTACAAGAGAGTGTCCTTCACGTGGAATAAAACAGTCACGAACAATTCGACCACGTGGAAGAGTTTGCAGCGCTGGTCTTTCCATAGACATACGACCAGTACGAGCACCAAGTTGATTTATACGAGGATGCACAAAACCATCAGCATCAACTGACTCAAGAAAAACATCAAGATATGTTGAGCGAATTTTCTCAGACTTTCTTCTTGCGTACACTTGATACGCTAAAGTTTGGCCTTCAGTAAATGTTGTTCTATCAACTTCTTCAATGGGACCGCCAATGATTGACATCATCACATCTTCATCAAGAGCATACGCTCCACTGGCCGTTCTTGCTGTAAGATTTACTCCTAATTGAAGAAGCTTTTCAGTTACTTCTCGGTTAGAACCTGGACTAATTCCATATTGAGAATTGCACCATTCGCTTACTCCAACCGCAAAGGCTGTTAGTTCTTTAGACTTGGTTCTAGTGTACTCTAAGTCAATTCTAGAGCCGCGTTCTTCCATATCTGCAAGAACCCACATAACTGCTTGTTCAAGGTCGTACACATCGCTATACGACTTTCTTATATCTTTGTAAAGCTTTTCAAACATATGTGCTGTAAGCACCGTATCCATTGCACCATAGCACCAGTATAATTGAAAGTCTACAGGTACTGTGCCCCACGTCCATTTCTGGGCAGACATTGCTTCATCAAGAGCACGACTTGCGTACGCAGCCGTTGGGTCAACAAGACGAGCAGCATTCGGCTTAAGAGCCGTAGACATTGCAGGGTCTAAGATGTGGCACATAAGACGAGTGTCATGTATGTTTGCACGGTTAAGTTTCTTGCCGATATTTTTTTCTAAGAAACGAACGTCAAACTTTGAGTTGTGGCCAACCATTTCTCCTTCATACACCGTCAAAGCTTCAACAGCAACTCCGCCCCAACGGTCCCAAGGAATAGCCCAACCGGTATGTAAATCTCCAAATTGAACTAGACGAAGCATGTCTTTATCAGGGTCAAGCCCAGAAGTTTCTGTGTCAAACCCAAGCACTGACCGTCGCTGTCCAAGCCAAGTCATGAATTCTTGAGCTTTTTCTACAGAATCTACAAGTTCAAGATTTACGTCTTCTAAAGCCATTTTGTCCTACTTTTTAGTTGTTGTAATCATTGGGTCACCAAATACATATTCATTTAGCAAATAATTTATTTCCGGCATTGATAATGCTTCTGTGTACGCAGTATTCATAAAGAATTTTGAGAAATCTACACTTTGTAGCGCTTCTAAAGCTTTACTATGGCAAAGACGTAAAAACATCAATGTACTATTTTCTTTTCTCTCAAATTCAATTTTTACATTTCCACAACTATATCCAAATACAGTAAGAGCCACATCAGCATCATTAAAAGAACATTTTTCAACTATTTTCATGTCTTTTACGTAAACAAGATTTCTTAGTTCTTTTTGCGCCTGCCAGTACTGCACGCATGTTCTTAAATTGTTATTTGATGAGATTTGATTTCCATTTAAGTCAACATAGTTTATGTTTAAGTCATCATCTTTTACTAAATGAAATTGTCTATTAAGTCTATTAGTAACGCTCCATTTACGCCATGACCGTGGAACAATAAATACTATTATTTCTGAGTATTTTGCTGAGTGGTTAAAAAAAGGTATTGAAAGAGAATTGTTACGACCAAACGGAGGGTTACTTACGGTAATAGCATTAGAAATATTTAATGATTGTTGAAGAAAATCACCTTTAATAATTCCATCATGTAACGGCTCTATGTCATAACTAATAATTTTGGTTACACCAAATTCTTTTGCTGCATGAATAAATGCACCAGTCCCACCAGCGGGCTCAATAAACATTTTTTCAGTAAAATTAGGAAAAATGCTGGCCACGTTTTCTAATACGCTTATGGCAGTGCTAAGAGGAGTGTAGTATTGCTCCGTGCTTGTGACACGTGCGTTACCTTTTTTCTTGGCCATTTTCATCCATTATGTGTACACTTACACCGTATTGTTCTAGCAGTTCTCTTGTTCCTGCAGGGTCACGTTTTTCTTCATAGGGCGTCCACCGTAGCACAACAGTTTTTATTCCTGAATTAGCAATAATAAGCGCGCATCTATGGCATGTGACTCCATTTACGTAAAGAATTGGATTTTTTTCTAGCCATAAGTTTGGCGCTCTTAAAATTGCATTTTGTTCTGCATGCACTGCGTCACAATCTAAATAATTAGGGTCAACTGGTTTTCCTATTTCAGCATTAACTGCTCTTTTACACCATGAATCGCAACTACCATTTTGCTGCTTTCCAGCTGGTGGGCCGTTGTAGCCTACAGAAAGTACTCGATTATCTTCTGAAACAATCACTGCTCCATATTGAGCACGAGAACACTGACTTCTTCGGCCGACAAGAATTGCAGTGTCTAACCACAATTCATTCCAAGAAAGACGGTGCGTATTCATATTATTTGCTACTAATCTTTAATTGTTGGCTAATGTGCCATGCTTCTGTGGCACTTAGTGGTCCAACCGTCATAGGCTTTTCAATAAGTGTACGAGCACGTTCTTGAATTTCTTTAAAGCTAATTCCAGGAACTCCAACACCGTCGTGTTTCATTAAATCTTTGACTGGTGCAGTAAGAGTTTCATACTTGTCATAATCTTTTTCGTATAAGTGAAAAGAAATTGCGTGGTGATAGTAATCTCCTGCTTCAATTTCTAATGTGTTGGCCATGGCCAATTGAAGTTGAGAGAACTGGCCCCAGTCATGAGGAGTTCCCCACCAGACATCATTACTTCTCATTGTGACATGAAGTACTAACTTATTGTTACGAATAAAGAATTGAAGAAGAGACGTGCAAGGAACATCTTTTGGTTGTTGTTCTCTGTACGCGTCAAACACTGGGTCCCAAATTGTAATAACGGCTTGACGAGAATCTCTGTCAAGGCGAAGACGACTCATTGCTGCTTCTAATTGCATGCCAATTCGTATTCCATACGCGCCGTGGAATGTTCCGCCGTCCATGTACTTACCCATTTCAGGAGCAGCGTCTACTGTTCTTTGTGGATAAGAAGTAGTTGAAATAAGTTGTAAGCCTTCCATACTAATTAGTTTAGTACTAAGCTTACGGTTGATGCCTTCAACAATTGCATAGTGCGGGTCAAGTTTCATAACAACATCAAAGACTTCTCGTGTCTCAAATCCACGAGGACGAGTTACTTCTCCATTATCATAAAGCCATTTTAGTAGTCGTGGATAATCGTATTGGACATTTTCAATGTTAAATGAATGGCCTAGTTGTTCCATGTTTTCTCCTCAATTTGTGTAAATGGAATTCGACAATACGTACACGCATCTGCCGAAGCTTGGTCAAGAGCAAAAACCTGTGGATTATAAAGTGCGTCCCATACACGGTCTAGTTGCTCAGACGAATCAATGAATCCTGCTGAAAAAGGATTCTCAAATCCAAACTTTTTAACAATTTTGTATGCAGAAGTATCGTCATACGGCATAAAAGAAATTGGAGTTGCAGACATCCCGACATAAAGTTCATTAGGTCGGCTAGGACCAACATAAGAAAGAAATCTACTAATTTGCTTAGCTCTAAATACTGCTTTTCTTGCTGCTTCAATAAATGTTTCAGTTGGATGAAATCCTGATGTAGATAAAAGATGCGGAAGAGGAGTTTTGTTAATAGCAATGCGGTAGTAGTCAATTACCGTCTGTACTTCATCTCGGTTAAGATAATCCTCGCCTCTTTGTTCCATGCGCTCAAGAAGAGCCGCAAGAGGCATCTCAGTGTAGACTAGAAACGCTCCTTTTGCAGTAAGGTATGAGTTCATATGCCAGCGAACTACTGGGTCAAGACCGCCATCGTTTCTTTTAATTGGACCGTAGACGTCAGGACCAATATGCCATCGGTCACAAACAATGGATACTCCAGAATCTGGAATGTAATCAAAAAAAGGAAGTTCATATTCATCAAGAACATGAGATACTGGAACACCTCGGTGTAACAATTCAACCTGTTCACCTTGATGCGAAAGAGATGTAACTAGTTCACTTGCAAGGGTAGATTTGCCTGAGCAGTCGACACCCTCAAGAATTATTAACACGCGTCCTCCGTTTCTAAAACTACAAAATGTTTATACTACTCTATCCGTTGTGGAGCGTAAAATGCATACTTTATTCCGGAATCTTTTTCTGCCGCTTCAAGAAGCGCAGAAGTAGAAGTTTTAGGTATGTACCAAACACCGTCAGAATCGCGAAGACGTAGTCTTTCAATAATTGCTTGAGGGTCATCTGATACTTGAGCCCATTCACGATTTACTTCGTGAACAACATCTTCTCTAAGATTTGGCTTGCAAGTAGGGCAAGGAATTGCTGACTTAAGAGCAACAACTGCTGAGACATTCTTTTCTTTCATTTGAGCGCAATTGACACGGTGGACAACAAGACTCTTTCCAGACCCAGCAACAATGTACTTTCCGCCGACAGTTTTGTAGATATCTACAACAAACCAACGCGGTTTGCTTGGATTATACGATGAAGAATTAGAAAGATGAAAGCCTTCAAAGTCAAGCTGGCGACCTTTATCGTAGACGGTAAAGAATTGCGGTTGCATAGAAATCTAATCTATCACTATTTAGTTGAAAAATCCGTACTTCTTGGAAGTAAACCGCTGCACTGAGACGCCTTCATATCTTTTGCACAAATAATTCAGACTTACAAACATTGGGTCATAAGAACCGTCATGTACTTCATGCTTAACAATGATGCCACGCCAGTGAGAATTACCTTGGTATCCTTTGTAATCTTCATCATGAAG